CTGCCTGCCGTTTTCTCGTGCGCCAAGGTACTGTGACGGCCCCCGCCGGGGAGTGCGGGGCGGACGAGCCCCGAAAAACGCGCAGTTACCGAAAAAATTTTTTGGGGTACTTTCCTTTCCGGGGTACCCGTCCAAGGAGGAAAAACATATGGCGACAGCAAGAAAAGTCAGGGCCGAGGAGACACCGGGCTACTGCAAAACAGACGATCTGGCGAACCTGTTCGGCCTGACGAGGCAGTGGATTAACCAGCTCACCGGGGACGGCGTTCTCAAGCGGCGGGACACCCCGGCTGGGAAGCGGTACAATGTGGTGGAGTCCGTCCGGGCCTACACGCAGTACCTCCGGGACAAGGCGGCGGGCCGCGCGGAGAAGGGCATCCCGGAGGACAAGGAGCTGGAGAAGTTCGACGCCGAAGTCCGGATCAAGCGGGCAAAGGCGCAGATCGCGGAGCTGGAGGCCCAGGAGGTGCAGGGCCTCATGCACCGCAGCGAGGACGTGGCTGCCATGACGGAGGACCTGATCTATACGATTCGCGGTTCCCTGATGGCTCTGCCCGGACGGTTGGCTGCAGATGTGGTCAATGTCCGGACAGCCGCCGAGGCCGCCGTTGTGATCCGCACCGAGGTGTACAAGCTGATGGATGAGCTGTCCCAGCACCGGTACGACCCGCAGAAATACGAGGAGCGTGTCCGGAACCGGATGAAGTGGGAGAGCGGCAGAGAGGTGGACGGCGATGACGAATAGCGGAAGTTTTTCTTCAGCTGTGCAGCGGCTGAATAAGTTGCTATCCAAGGTGATGGCCGGGATGCGTCCGCCGGAAAATCTGACCGTTTCGGAATGGGCCGATAAAAAGCGCCGGCTGTCTGCGGAGAGCAGCGCGGAGATTGGTCAATACCGGGTCTCCCGGACGCCCTACCTCCGGGAGATTATGGACGCCTTCACCGACCCGAAGGTCCGGCGGCTGATCCTGGTCTCCTCCTCTCAGGTAGGAAAATCCGAGCTGGAGAACAACATCATCGGGTACATCATTGACCAGGACCCCAGCTCTATCCTGTTCATCCACCCCACCACCATTGACGCGAAGGAGTATTCCAAGCTGCGCATCGCTCCCATGCTGCGGGACACACCCGTCCTGCGCCGGAAGGTATCCCCCAGCAAAAGCAGGGACAGCGGCAACACCATTCTCCAGAAGACCTACCCCGGCGGCATCCTGACGCTGTGCGGCTCCACAGAGGCCCACGCCCTGGCCTCCAAGCCCATCCGCTATGTCATCGGTGATGAGCGGGACCGCTGGGCGCAGTCCGCCGGGAAGGAGGGCAACCCCTGGAAGCTGGCCATGGCCCGGCAGATCACCTTCTACAACGCCAAGGCCGTAGAAGTCAGCACCCCCACCATCAAGGGCGACAGCGCCATTGCGGATTCCTTCTATGAGGGGACAATGGAGCGGTGGTGCGTGAAGTGTCCCCACTGCGGGGAGTATCACGACATTGATTTCTTCAAAAACATCCGCTACGAATCCGAGGAAACCATGGTCCACGGCAAGGCCCAGTACAAGGTGAAGAACATTCTGTATCTCTGCTCCGGCTGCGCCTGCACCTCCACCGAGGCGGAAATCAAGCGGCAGCCTGCCAAGTGGATCGCCGAGAATCCGGACGCCTATCAGCGTGGCGTCCGTTCTTTTTGGTTGAATTCTTTTGTCAGCCCCTGGGCCAGCTGGGAGAGTACGATCCTGGAGTATCTGTACGCCCAGGGTGACACAGCGAAGATGCAGGTGGTCTACAACACCCGCTTCGGCCAACTGTGGGAGAACCGTGGAGACACCCAGGACCCGGAGACCATGCTGAAGCGCCGGGAGGCATACGATGCGGAGCTGCCGGAGGGCGTCCTTGTCCTGACCGCCGGCGTAGATACACAGGATGACCGCTTTGAGTACGAGATTGTCGGCCACGGCCACTTCGGTGAGACTTGGGGCATTGAGTATGGCATCATCATGGGCAGTCCGGACGATCCTGCCACCTGGGACAGCTTGGACATGATGGTGTTTGACCGGGTTCTCCGGTTTAAGGACGGCCTGGGCCTGAAGATCAGCAGGTCCTTTGTGGATGAGGGCGGTCACTTTACCAGCCAGGTGCGGCAGCGGTGCCGGGATCGCATCCGAAAGAAAGTGTTCTGCATCAAAGGTGTTTCAGGCCCGGACCGGCCATTTACCGAAAAGCCGAAGAAGATGAAAATCGTTGTGAACAATCGGTATCTGGGCACCTGCTGGCAGTATCAGCTGGGCGTGGATGAAGGAAAGCAGAAGATCATGGATAGGCTCCGTGTAGAATCTCCTGGCCCGAAATACTGCCACTTCCCGTTGCGGGATGACTACGGCCTTGCGTACTTCAACGGACTGCTTTCAGAACATCTGGTGCCGGAGGGGAAAATCCGTCAGCGGTGGGTATGGACAAAAATCCAGGGCCACGAGCGGAACGAGCCGCTGGACTGCCGGAACTACGCTCTGGCGGCGTTTCTAACCCTGCCGGTGAATCTGGATGCCAAGGACCGGCAGCTGAAGAAAGCGCGGGGCAAAGCGGTGGATGCGCCAGTCGCCGCGGCGCCGCCTCCACCCCGCCCCAAACCGAAGAAGAGGGGAGACGCTCTGGATCGGTATTACAACGAATGGTAGGTGCTGACCATGACGGACAAAGTAGAAATCCGTGCGCGGCTGGAGTTCCGAAGGGCCGCGCTGACAAAGCTGCGGGAGGCGTACATCGCCCTGCTGGACGGCGGAGTGAAGAGTTATTCGCTGGAGAACCGCAGCTTGACGCGCTTCGATCTGCCCGACTTGAAGAAGGCAATCGAAGACATGGAGAATGAAATTGACGAACTGGAGGCTCTGCTGCAAGGACGAAAATCCCGGCGGTCCTTTGCGGTGATCCCGACAGACTGGTAAGGAGAGCGGACTATGTATCAGGATAAACGCACCAAACTGTATCTTCCGGACAGCGTCCGTCCTAAAGCCAGCGGCTACAGCGAAGCCGGAGCCAGCCAGACCCGGCGGGCCTTGAAAAATTTCATCGCCCGCAGCAGTGCGCCCAATCAGGACATCGATTGGAATAACTATACGCTGCGCCAGCGGAGCCGGATGCTGTATATGTCCAGCCCTCTTGCCACCAGTGCAATCAACACAGTAAGAACAAAAGCTGTTGGCGTTGGACTAACGTTGAAAAGCTCCATTGACCGGGAGACGCTGGGCCTGTCGCCGGAGGCGGCGAAGGAGTGGCAGAAGCACACAGAGCGGGAGTTCGCCATGTGGACCGGACAGAAGTCCAGCTGCGATGCTACCGGTATGAACGATTTTGCCGGGATGCAGCAGCTGGCGCTGATCTCTTGGTTGATGAGCGGAGACGTCTTTGCTCTGATCAAACGGTACGAGCCGAGCGGCATCCGCCCGTATTCCCTACGGCTGCACATCATTGAGGCCGACCGGGTGCGCACGCCCATGGAATACGGCGGACTGCGGTACCCCGGCATGACCGACGGTGAAAACCCCGACAACCATAACCGCATTTTTGACGGCGTAGAGGTGGACGGCAATGGGATGGTAGTTGCCTACTATGTACACTCCAACTATCCTTGGCAGATCACCAGCAAGGACGATGATTGGGTGCGGGTGGAAGCCTACGGCCAGAAAACGCACCTGCCCAACATCCTCCACATCATGAACAGCGAGAGGCCCGACCAGTATCGCGGCGTGAGCTATCTGGCCCCGGCAATCGAACCAATCCTGCAGCTGAACCGGTATGTGGATTCCGCGCTGACTATGGCTCTGATCCAGAGCTATTTTACCGCATGGATCATCGTCAAGGACCACCCGGAGGACATCCCCTGGGACAGCGTTGGCGGCTGGGACGACATGCAGGCACCCGGCGCGGACGGCGCAGTCCCGGTTCGTCCCCGTACCAATCCGGATGAGCTGGACATGGGGCCGGGGACCCTTCAGACGCTGAAAGAGGACGAAGATATCAAATTCGGAAACCCCAATATGCCTGTCCCTGGCTTCGATGCCTTTGTCAAAACCTTCTGCAAGCTGGTAGGGGCTGGCCTGGGCACTCCCTACGATGTCCTGGTGAAGGAATACAATTCCAGCTATTCCGCCGCCCGTGCCGCCCTCCTGGACGCCTGGGAGGATATCCGTATGCGCCGGAAGTGGTTTGCAGACGATTTCTGTCAGCCGTCCTATGAGAACTGGCTGGCTGAGGCGGTGGCCCGTGGCCGTATCAAGGCTCCGGGCTTTTTTGATGACCCGCTGATCCGTGCCGCGTGGTGCGGCGCACGGTGGATCGGTCCGGTCCAGGGCTCTATCGACCCGCTGAAGGAGGCCCAGGCTGCTGTACTTCAGATTCAGCACGCTCTGAAAACGCATGAGCAGGTCACTAGGGAAATGTCCGGCGGGGATTGGGACGCCAACGTGGAGCAGCTGGCAGCGGAGAACAAGAAGCTGGTTGTCGCCGGCGGCGGGAATGTCCAGGTCACCATGAATTTGAATGAGAAAGATGATGGCAAAGGAGATACAGAATGAGTTTTTTAGACAGATTCTTTCCCGGCTATTCCTATATAGCGTCTGAGCCGCGCCGTCCGCTGATGGCTTTTTCGCCGCCCCCGCAGAACTGTCTCCTTTCCAAACCGTACACAATGGCCCTGCTGGACGGAGAAAACGCGGAAATAACCATGTACGGCGAAATTGTAGACGCCCAGCCGGTAGACTGGTGGACCGGTGAACCCATTGAAGGCTCATACATTATCCAGGCAGAGTTTCTGAAGGATTTGGAGGCGATTGCCGGCGCAAAGGCCCTGACGATCCGCATGGACAGCGTTGGAGGCGATGCTGGCGTGTCCATCCTGATTCACAACCGCCTCCGGGATCTGGCCGCAAAGGGGACCAAGCTGAAATGCATCGTGGACGGAGTCGCCATGTCCGGCGGCTCCCTTATTATGTCCGCCTGCGATGAAGTCGAGGTCAACCCCTCCAGTATCATCATGATTCACAAGTGCTGGAGTTCCCTGTTTGGCGGCTACAATTCTGACGAACTGCGGGAGATTGCAGCTAGAAATGACGCCTGGGACAAAGCCCAGGTGTCCATTTATAGGCGGAAATGCGGCCTGTCCGACACGGTAATTTCAAACATGATGGCAAAAACCACCTACATGACCGGTACCGAGGCGGTGGAAAAGGGCTTTGCAGACAGGGTCCTGGAGGACGCTGAGCCGCTGGACATTGCCGCCAGCGCCGATGGGCGGAGCCTGTTCGTGCGTGGCCGCCCCTTCCACCTGACGCCGGGGATGTTCGCCCCGGACAATATCCCAACGGTCACATCTGGGGCAGAGACCCCGGTTGAGGCAAATAAAAATAGGCCGGCGCAGACCGGCGATGAAGGAGGAAAGACCATGGCAAAAAATCTGGAAGAGCTCCGGACTGAGAACCCGGAGCTGGCGGAGGCCCTGATGGCCGAAGCAACAGCCGCTGTGTCCGCATCCGGCGCACCGGCCACACCCGCGGCGCCCCCTGCCGCGCCACCAGCTGCTCCCGCGGCGCAGGACCCCGATCCGGTCAAGGCGGAGCGGCAGCGCATTCAGGAAATTGACGCGCTGGCGGGCTTGTATGACGCGGAGACCATCCAGGCGGCGAAGTACGGCGAGAACGCCTGCACCGCTCAGGAGATGGCCTATCGCGCCGCCCTGAAAGCGGCCCAGCAGGGCAAGCAGCATCTGGACAATCTGGAGTCTGACTACAAGGCATCCGGCGCCCAGAGCGTACCGGCGGCCAGCGATCCCGGCCAGCCGCCGCCCAAAAGTGAGCAGACCCCGGAGCAGCGCATGACCGCCGCACGGACAGAGGTCAAGGCTCTCTTCGGAAAGGAGGAGAAGTAATCCATGAAGGAACTGCACAGAAAGCTCGGCGAGATGGAGTACGATGGCCTGATTACCGGCCTTAACCCGCCGGCCCGCGTAACCGGCGGCACCATCACCAAACTGTCCGCCGCCGCAGAGCTGAAACGCGGCACACTGCTGGGGAAGGACTCCGGCGGACAGCTGTCCGTTTATGACGGCAGCACCACCCCGGAGGGCATCCTCTGTGATGACACCGAAGTCGGCACGGAGGAGGATGTCCCCGTGGTGGTCTATGCCGCTGGCTGCTTTGACCCGGAGAAAGTGACGGTCGCCGAGGGCTACACGCTGACCCAGGACGACAAGGACAAGCTGCGGACCTACAGCATTATCTTCAAGGCCGCAACCCCGGCCCCGTAAGGAGGAATCACAGTATGGCTGTTTTGAATTTTTTTGATACCTATATCCTGGCCGCCATCATGGAGGAATACGTCCCCAACACGTTTTTCTTCCGTGACCGCTATTTCCCCACCAGCGAGAACGATGTGTTCGCGTCCGATAAGGTGCTGACTGAGTACCGCAAGGGCGACCGGCGCATGGCGGCCTTAGTTTCGGACCGCGTCGGCGACATCCCTATGGGCCGCATCGGCTACGAGGTCCACGAGCTTGAGCCGGCGTACATCGGTGTGTCCCGCTATCTGACGCTGGACGATCTGAAGAAGCGTGGCTTCGGTGAGGCCCTTTACTCCGTTTCCACCCCTGCCCAGCGAGCTGCCCGGCTCATTCGGGACGATATGGGCGACATGGATCTGTGCATCCGCCGCCGGGAGGAGTGGATGGCTGTGCAAACGTTGATCTACAACGCCTGCACTATGCAGACCTTCGTGGACAATGTGACCAAGGGCGAGGAGCTCCATGTCCAGTTCTATGAGGGAACTGCCAGCGACCACCTGTACACGGTGGCAAAGCCTTGGGACAATTTCGCGGAGATGCGCGCGGATGTAATCACTATGTGCCGGATGCTCTCCTACCGGGGCCTCCCGGTGACCGATCTGCTCCTGGGCACTGACACAGCAGACGCCATTTTGGAGTTCAAGGACCTGCGGGAACTGCTGGACAAGAACAGCAACATTGCTGTTGGTTCCATCCGGGAGCAGCTCACCGCATATGTTGGCGTGGTGCTGCTGGGGACCATCAACTTCGGCGGCTTCCAGCTGAATCTGATTTCTGTGGACGAGAGCTACATGGATGACGACGGCACTACCAAGCCCTACTTCCCGAAGACCAGCGCCGCAGTGACGGCCCCCGGATGCGGCCACTTTATGTATGGGCAGATCACTCAGATCGACTACGGCGGCACGGTACCCGTAACGCACCCCGGCATCCGGGTACCGAAGTTCACCATCGACCAGGACAAGGACATTCGGAAGCTCCGCCTGGCGTCCCGTCCCCTGGCCGCGCCCAAGAACTACTGCCCGTGCATCTATGCGGAAGGAGTGGTGAAGTAGGATGGCAATCATCAAGATTTTGCAGGGCGCCTACGGTTCCAGGGATGGAAAAGGGCGTGTACATCCCATCTTCAAGGGAGAGCGGGTTGAGGTTTCGGATCAGGAGGCGCTGCGTCTGGTAAAGCTGGGCGTTGCGGAGATTGTTGGCCCGGCGTCTCCCGCTGTCGCGCCCCAGACGGCCCCCGACCCGGAGCGGATGCCCCAGGATACCGCCGGGGAGGAAACGCCCTCTGGAGCCACGACAGCCCCCACAGGCGAGCCGTCCGACAGCATGAGCGTAGCTGCCCTGGAACGCATGACGAAAGCGGACCTGGAGCAGATGGCCCAGGACATGGGCGTGGACATCTCCAGCGCGAAGAACAACCGGGAGCGCGCCGAGCTGATCGCCGCCGCCGAGGCGGAGGAGGCCGGCGATGGTGCTCCGGAGCTGGAGGCTGAGGATATCGTCCGATGAGCGGCTTCAAGGATATGGTGAACCGGGATATCCACAAAGTATTCCTGAATGTGGATGAGTTTGCCGAGCGGCGCACCGTCAAATACGATGGTGAGACCTATGACGGTCTGGAGCACGAGGGGATTCCTGTTGTGCTGATCGGCCCGGTTGACAAGGAGCGGGAGCAGCTGAAGGACGATCATGTCCAGGGCTTGCATCTGGTGACCCATACGCTCTACTGTGCGCTGGAGGATCTGGGCGGCAAACTCCCGAAGCAGGGGAAGAGCATCCAGATCAATACCCGCGAGGGCGGGAAATTCTTCAGAAAATACTACATTGCAGCGTCCGCACTTGAAGTCGGAATGCTGCACGTGGAACTGGAGGAGATGGACGATTGAGCTTCGGTGAGAATGATATCAGCCGGGAGGCCCGTGTACATATTGGCGATGGCCAGTATGAAAGCCCGTCCAGCGGTTCCTATGGCATCCAGGTCACAGCAGCCGGGCAGGAGGCGCTGGAGCGGGCGGAAAGAATGCTGGAAGGTATCCCCAACGGCATTCAGAAGGCGCTCAACAGCGCCATTAACCGGGCCACGGTCCACCTGCGGTCCGTCAGCACGAAGAAGGTCCGGGAACGGTACGCTATCTCGGCAGCCAATGTCCGCGCAGAAGAAAATGTATCTGTGGCGTACACCTATCAGAACGGTGTGCAGGCATATATCCATTTTTCCGGGAAGAGAATCCCGCTCTTCCGATTCGACGGCGCACGACCAGCCCAGCCCACCTACGATGAGAGCCGTTTGGTCCCGGTGATGCTCGGCCTCTACGCCAACGATGAAGGAAAATGGCGGCTCGTGCATCCTGGCGCCTCCGCATACGGGCATGTGCTGAAAAGCACCTCCCCGCGCCAGTTCCAATTCGCCTTTGTCGCCAAAATGGGCAACGGCCACACTGGGATTTTCGAGCGGACCGGCGGCATGACCAGCCGCAGCAAGGATGAACTTGAAGAGCTCTATGGTCCCTCCGTGCCGCAGATGCTGGGGAATCAGGAGGTTGCGGAGAAACTGACGGACGAGGCCATGAAATCCTTTGAAAAGAATCTGGATCAGTATGTGTACGCCCTGCTGAATGGCTATATAGGCGTGAGGTGACAGGATGACAGCCGTAAATTTGTTAGAGAGCATCAAGACGTTCACAATAGAGTCTACAAAGGATCTCATTATGCCGGTGAAGCCATCAGAGGAGGTAGAAGAGCCGGAGCCACGGGCGGTTGGCGTCTACATTGGACACCTGCCGGAATTCAGTTCCGTCAAGCGCAAGGCGCCATGCATTCTGCATCAGATCGTCACCCGAAAGGATATACAGCATCCGGGAGAGCCTTTCCCGGACACTGCCGCTGTGGTGCGGTCAGCCTTCTGCGTCTACAACGAAGATGAAGAAGAGGGCGGTTTGATGCTGCTTGGCTTGATGGAGCGGCTGCGGATCGCACTGCTGAAAAAAGTAGTGCTGAACAAGCAGTTTAAGCTGGATCTGCAAGCAGGTCTGGAGTCTCTCGTCTATGATTCTACCGGCAGCAAGCCCACACATCCGTACTACTTAGGAGAGATGGTTTCCGTTTGGCGATTCTTCCACACAATTGAAAGAGAGGTCAACTATGGTAAAAAAGGATACAGCAACATTAGAGAATCCGGCCCAGGACCCGGCTGTGACCGGCTTGGCCCAGGAGCAGCCCACGGCCAGTACGGCATCGGCCTCGGAACCGGCGGCTCAGAAGAATGACGTGAAGGCTGGAGGCCCGCCCTCCGGCTTTTATATTTACATCGGCCCGACAATTCCCGGTCTGATTCAGGCCAACACCATCTATCGCGGCAGTCGGGAACACGCTCTGACTGATGCGAAAGAGGCTATTGAGAAGTACCCGCTGATCAAGACGCTGATTGTCCCCGGCGATTATCTGCCGGTGGCGCGGCTGAGGATCAAGACCACAGGCAATGCCCTGCACGCCAACTATGTGAAGTTGGTCGAACAGGTAAAGGACGTAAGAAGAAGGGAGGCCGCGGCAAATGGCTAATCTCGGCATCCATGTGCTGGAACAGGCTACAGCGGTCAGTATCCCCGTTGTGGCCGATTCCGGCCTGCCGTATGTGACCGGGGTGGCCCCCATCCATATGGCAACCAAGCCTGGCAAGGTCAACACACCCATCCTCTGCACCAGCTGGGATGAGGCGGTGGCAAAGCTGGGCTTTTCCTATGACTGGAAAAAATATCCCATCTGCGAGTTCATCTATTCGCACTTCCAGTTGTTCGGCTGCCAGCCGGTGATCTTCTGCAACGTCATGGACCCTGACAAGATGAAAGCTGATGTCGAGGCCAAGGAATACACTGTGGAGGATCACATGGTCCGCCTGCCGCTGGCCGCGATGAGCGACACAGTCAAGGTCACCATGAAAACAGCCAACAGCGCCAACGAAGGCAGCGAAGGCGGTGATACCAGCGCCGGCAGCGGCACCAGTGGAGAAGCTACGCTCGAAGTGGACGAGGATTACAGCGTCTACTACGACTACAAGACGGATTCCTGCGTTGTGGAACTGCTGGAGACCGGCGCGTCCTATGATGTTGAGGCGATTTCCATTTCCTACACAGAGGTCAAGCCTGAAAAGGTTGCTCTGGTGGATATCGTGGAAGGTGTCACCCACGTTGATGACTGTATGACCGCTGTTGGGAAGATCCCCGATACCCTCTGCACCCCGGCATGGTCCCACAATACGGTCGTTGCGGCGATTATGGCGACAAAGTCGGCTGGCATTATGGGCCTGTTCCACGGCAAATGCCTGATTGATGCAGACTGCAGCGAGACTGGTGTCCGCGACTACTCGGAGCTGGCCGGGTATAAGAACAAAAACAATTTCGTGGACGAGAACCAGATCGTGTGCTGGCCCCAGGTCAAGCTGGGCGATTATCAGTTCCATCTGTCCACGCAGCTGGCTGGCCTGATGGCGAAGGTGGACACGCTGAACGCTGGCTGTCCCTATGAGAGTCCCAGTAATAAGGCTCTGAAAATGGATACCTGCTGCCTGGAGGACGGCACGGAGGTCAATCTCAACTGGCCCCAGGTCAACATTGTGGCCGGCGACTATGGCGTGGTCACGGCGGTCAATTTCCTGGTCGGCGGCTGGGTGGCCAAGGGCAACTATACGGCTTGCTATCCCGGCAACACGGATGTCAAGGACATATTTATCCCTGTCTCTCGGATGTTCGACTGGGTGGGCAACACCCTGATTCGGACCTTCTGGAGCAAGCTGGACAAGCCCATGAACCGGCGGCTGATCGACTCCATCCTGGACACCTGCAATATCTGGCTGGCCGGGCTGGTTGGCACAGAGCGGCTGCTGGGCGCCAGGGCGGAGATGCTGGAGAGCGAAAACAATCTCCTGGACCTGATGGCGGGCATCATCCGTATCCACATCTACATCACGCCGCCCAGCCCCATGCAGCAGTGCGACTTCACCCTCGAATATGATACGAGCTATGTGGAGTCGGCGCTGGCGGCGTAAGAAGGAGAGGTGCAGAACATGACAAGATATCCATCCGCAACGATTAGCTTTCGGGTATACGAAGACAGCGTCAACGAAGTGGGACTGGCCAAAGCAACCCTGCCGGATATTGCTTATAAAGCCGTTACTATTACAGGCTCCGGCATGATGGGCGACATTGAGGTGCCGCTGATCGGAATGCTGGAGAACATGGAATTGGGGCTTGATTTCCTTGGGCATACCGATCCTGGGACATTTCCGATGCTGATGGAACCCAGGAAGCACCTGATTGAACTGCGGGTAGCGGAGGAGTATTGGGATGTTGAGGACGCTGAAGTCGGACTCTGGGGAATCAAGCACGTGCTGGTCGCCCGGCCCAAACTTCTGAAACCGGGCGGACTGATTCCCGCCACCGCTGCCGATTCCTCCGGTACCTTTACCGTGTACGCCTACAAAGCCTACCGGGACGGCAAGGAGCTGTGGGATCTGGATAAGCGCAATATGCGCTGCGTCATCAACGGCAAGGACTGGATGGCCGATGTCCGCAAGGCCCTGGGGTACAACTAAAAATTGAACACCCGGTGCAGAATGCGTCGGGTGTTCATGCAAACGCTATTGGACTCCAAGACGTTCTTTCAGAGCCTCCTGGAGAATTTGGGAGAAGTTTACGCCGGCCTGCATCGCTTGGTCGTTAAGCCAACTGGGAATGGAAAGCGTCTTTTGTCAATAGAGACACGTAAAAATACGTATAATTTTGAAAGGAGCACAACTATGACTGATGAGAAGAAAACCACAACTCTTGAGGACACTGTTGAACAGGCGGAGCGGTTAGAGGCCGAGGCCCTTGCCGAAGAGGATGCCGGGATCTACACCCATGTCCTCAAGACTCCCCTCACCTACGAGGGTATCACCTACAAGAAGCTGACCTTCAACTGGAATTCCCTCAGCGGACGGGACAGCGTTGCCATTGAGCGCGACCTGCTCCGGCGCGGCATCACCACCGTGATGGCCGAGTTCACGCCGGAGTACCTGACGGCTATGGCGGCGCGTGCCTGTACCTACCGTAGCGAGGAGGATTTCCGTACCGTCAAGGCGGAGACGCTCTATGCCTTGCCGATGCGGGATTTCAGGCAGATTTGCGGCGCGGCGCGGCGTTTTTTAATGCGCTCGGAGTCAAAGCCGGAGACGGAGGCAGATGGCTCCGGGAACAATGCCTGATTCTCGCGAATGAGAGAAACACCCCCGTAACAGATTGGCTTTCCATGCCCATGGCAGAGCTGCCGTTGTGGATTCAATCGCACAACAAGCTGGTGAGAGAAGAAAACCGGCGCAGAGAGGAGGCGGCCCGTCGTGGCAGGTAAAGTACATACCATGGATTTCGTGCTGAACGCTGCTTTGAACGGTAATTTCAAAGGAACCTTCAGCCGCGCCCAGCAGGAATTTGTCCGGCTGGGGAAAGAAATCCAAGGGTTGAACCGCCTCCAGTCTGATATCTCATCTTATCAGAAGCAGCAGAAGGCGGTGCAGAACACAGAGGCCAAGCTGCGGAACCTTGAAAAGCAGTACGACCTGATCCAGCAGGAAATCCGGGAAACGAACGGGCCTACTGCCAGTCTGGAGCGGGAGCAGGCGAAGCTGGAGCAGCGCATCAGGGAGACGACCGCCGCCTTTGAGCGTCAGAACCAGAAGCTGAGCGCCACGGAACAGCGGCTGAAGGACGCAAAGGTGGATACCGGCAATCTCTCCGGCGAGAGCCAGCGTCTGGCGGCTCAGATGCAGGAGCTGGCGCGGCAGCAGGAAAACGCCGCCAAAGGCGCACAGTCCTTCGGCGGATCGGTGCAGGACGCTTTCTCGGCGGCGCAGCAGGCCCTTGCCTCCGCCGGAATTGCCACAGGGCTCCACGAAATCTATGAAGCCTATGCAGAGTGCGTCACGATTGCGGCGGATTTTGAGTCGTCCATGAGCAACGTGGAGGCCCTCTCCGGCTCCACGGCTCAGGAAATGGCCGAGCTGACCGCAGCGGCAAAGGAGCTGGGCGCGAACACGAAGTACACCGCTCAGCAGGCCGCAGACGCCATGGGATTTATGGGTATGGCGGGCTGGAAGGCCCAGGAGATGCTGGACGGCATGGACGGCGTCATCAACCTGGCCGCAGCCGCCGGGGAGGATCTGGCGCAGGTGTCCGACATTGTCACCGACAATCTGACTGCCTTTGGCCTCACCGCCGCCGACACCGCCCACTTTTCGGACGTGCTGGCGGCGGCGGCCACCAACTCCAACACCAGCGTCAGCATCATGGGCGAGACCTTCAAGCAGTCCGCCAGCATCGCCGGCGCATTGGGGTACAGCATTGAGGACGTGGCTGTAGGCGTGGGCCTGATGGCCAACGCCGGCGTCAAGGGCTCCATCGCCGGTACCGCGCTGAAGAACACTTTCAACGGACTGCTGGAGGGCGTTACCCTGACGGGCGCGGCCTTCGGGGAGTATGAATTCTCCGCCATCAAAGCCAACGGTACGATGAAGGAATTCTCCGATACTGTCGATGAACTGCGCGTCTGCTTTGACCAGATGACCGAGGCGGAGCGGGTAAACAATGCTATGGCTCTGGCCGGACAGCGGGGCTATAACGGCCTGCTGGCGATTCTGAACGCCACTGACGCGGATTATCAGTCCCTGACCAACAGCATTGACAATTGCACCGGCGCGGCCCAGCGCATGGCCGATATCAAGCTGGACAATCTTCGGGGCCAGCTGACCCTGATGGATTCCGCCCTGGAAGCCGTGCGGACCACCATTGGGGAACAGTTCAACCCGGAGCTGCGCCGTCTGGCCGAGACCGGCACGGACCTGCTCGGCTGGGTCAACAGCTTTATCCAGGCGCACCCGGCGATGACAAAGGGCGTCATGACCTTTACCGGGGTCATGGGGACTGCGACCGTTGCCATAACAGGCGTGAACGCGGCGCTGAAGATATTCCAGGCGCTGAATGTCGCGGCCTTGTTTACTGGGCCTGTCGCCGCTGTCCTGGCCGCTGCCGCCGCCGTGGCGGGCGTCACTGCCGCAGTAGTGGGCATGACCACCGCCTTCGATGATGGTATTCCTTCCGTCAAGGAGCTGACCGAAGCCGCCTCTGAGATGCAGGCCACGCTGGAGTCCTCCGCGACGGCCTATGACGATGTGTCCTCCTCCGCGCTGGCCGCCGCCAACGTGGCGGATACCTACATCAACAAGCTGGAGGCAATGGGCGACTCCGCCAAGCTCTCCGCAGACGGACAGCAGCAGTACCAGAACACGCTGGCCCTGCTGCTGCAGACTGTGCCGTCCCTCTCTGACTGCATCAGCCAGACCACGGACGAGTATGGCCGCACCACCTACGCCCTGGAAACGAACACCACCGCCCTCCGTGACAACGTCGAGGCATGGAAGCAGAACGCTATGGCACAGGCATATCAGGAGCGGCTTACCGCCATGTATGCGGCCCAGGCGGACGTTCTCATTGAGGCGGAGAAAAACAGCGTTGAGCTGACCCGCGCACAGACCGGTCTGGAGCAGGCTGAGGAAAAGCGTTCCGAAACACTGGAGCGGATGAATGATCTGTACCGGCAGATTCGGAATGCTGACGGCAATCCGGAGAAGATCCGGGAGCTGCAATACGAATACAACCAGCTCTCATCGTCCCTGGGGGATGTGGATGTGGAAATCCAGCGTTCCCGCGATGTGATGAGTGTTTATACCCAGGCGCTGGAAGACGGCCAGGAGGCCGTCAATAAGGCCCAGGAGGAGATATCCCTGCTGGAAGAGGCGTTCCGGCAGTCCACAGGCGCGGCGGAGGAGCAGACTCATGCGCTGCCGGAGCTGGACGCCGCGCTGGCTCCCGTTGAAGCCACGCTGTCCAATCTGGCGGCGGCTTACTCCGATACCTACACCGAGGCTTACAACAGCATCAGCGGTCAGTTCGGTCTGTTTGACGAGATGGCGGTGAAGGTTGACACCTCCGTCAGCGATATGATCGCATCCCTGGAATCCCAGATCAGCTACATGGACACCTATTCCGACAACCTGCGGCAAGCGGCGGAGTTGGGCCTGTCGGATGGGCTGCTGGCCCAGCTCAGCGACGGCAGCGCCCAAAGCGCCGCCTATCTGCAGGCTATCGTGAACAGCGGTCAGTCCAAAATCGACGAACTGAACGCCGCCTTTGCCAAAGTCCAGGCGGGCAAGGATTCTTTTTCCGGCACGGTGGCGGAAATCCAGATCGGCCTGGATGACGCTATGGCGGAAATGGATCGGATTGTCCAGGAGGGCGTGGAAGGGATGGACCTGCCGTACGAGGCCCAGGAGAGCGCCCGCAGCACGATTCAGGCGTTTATCGACCAGGCCGAAACCATGCAGCCCTGGGTGCGCAATGCTTATGCGCAGCTGGGGAATGTTGCTGCCAATGCACTGGGGATAAACCTGAAAGCCGTTCCCTATGGCGACAGCGCATGGGCCGCGAACCGCGCTGTCCCGGCTTTCGCGGACGGCACGTCCAACGCGCCGCCTGGCTGGGCCTGGGTGGGGGAAGAAGGCCCGGAGCTGATCCATATGCGGGGCGGCGAAACTGTCCTGCCTGCTGAGGTCTCCCGCCAATTCACCCTTCTGACCGCCTATCAGGACAAAATGTATGCCTATGCCGGCGGCACGGGTAACGCTGCAGCTGAGGCGGCGAGGCTGGTCAACGCCAGCAGTGCGGCCTATGCCGGTTACAGCGAGGCTATCTATAACAACGGCGCTTATGAGGCGGTCAACAGGGCGGATTATACCGCCTGTGCCAGCCCGCCAGAAGCGGCTGTATCTACTGCCAATATGACCGATGCGGCCCCAGCAGCTGGCAGCGGTTCCTCTTCGCCAATCAATGTAGAAATCCATATTCACATTGAGGGCAGCGCCACGCCGGAAACGGTCCAGACGTTGGAGGATTATGTCAGCCGGGGCGAATTGCAGACCGCTGTGCGAGAGGTTATGGAGAGCGTCCAGGCGGACGCCCGAAGGAGGGACTGGTTCTGATGAAGACTTACCGAACTGTGCAGGGCGATATGTGGGACAGCATCGCCTTTACCCAGTTGGGCAGCGAAGCCTATACGGACCGGCTCATGAACCTGAACCGGCAGTACCGGATGTACCACACCTTCCCGGCAGGGATTG